GAACAAACTGATCGAGCAGGCCGTCAAGGAGCGCCAACTGACGAAGGTCTACTCCCGCGAGGAGTGGGGTGCTGCCGAGCCTAACGGTTCCTACTCGACTCAGGTCAGTCTCAACGCTGGCGTCCAACACCACACCGCCATGCCGACCCTGCCTGCGAAGGCAACGGTCGAGCAGGAGAAAGAGCGGATGAGGGCGCTACAACAGATTCACCTGAACAACGGTTGGACGGACATCGGCTACGCACTGGTCGTCATGCCGTCAGGTCGGATCTACGAGGGCCGCCCGGCTCGCTATGTCGGAGCGCACACGCTAGGACATAACACCGGTTATGCCGGTTGGGCACTCGACGGAAACTACGATGTCAGCAAGCCCACCAAAGCCGGACTCACTGGCTGCCGCCGGGCACGGGAGATCCTCGGCGTTGCCGATAAGCCGCTTTACGGCCACTACGAACTGAACCCCACCGACTGCCCCGGCAAGAACCTCATCCCCCGCCTCGGAAAGGACATCTGAACATGGAACACCTCGCAGGAGATCCCGGACCCACCGAAGAGCAACTCGGCAAACTGAGCGTCGCGCCTAAGGTCAAGGCCGCCGGACTGGGCGGTGCCCTGTCGGTGCTGCTGGTCTTCGGACTGGCTCAGGTGGGCGTTGACCTCCCCTCGGATGTTGCCGCTGCGCTGGCTACCGTCATCGCTTTCGCAGCCGGATACATGAAGTCCGATGGCTAGGTTCCCAGAGTCGAAACTGGGTAAGCGGCACCGCTTCCGCAATATGTGGGAACACCCATATGGCAGGCGGGCCAGCCGGTCGCGCCGGTTCAAGAGGTTCTGCTGGAAGCATGGCTATGTCAGCCCGAACTTCACCCGGCAGGAGTGGGCCAGCAAGGACGGAACCCCGGTCCCTGAGTCGCTGAGGAAGAACGCCCAGCGTCAGGCGTTCCTGTGTGAGAGGCTCCGTCATCAACTCGGTGACAAGCCGCTTGGTGCCCTCTCGTATTACCGCTCCCCGGCTCACAACGCTGCCGTCGGTGGCGCTTCCGCCTCACGGCATATGAGTGCGGATGCCTGTGACTGGTCGGTCGAGACCATCAACAGGTTTGGTCGGGATCGGTTTGAGGCCGCCATTCAGAAGATCTGGGCAAACCACGGGATCGGGCACTATCCGTCGGGTAGCGCCCACACCGACGCCCGGAACTACCGCGCTCGCTGGTAGCACGAGGGCAGGGGGAGACAGACAGGGCAAGGCGTCACGGCTTTATCTGAGCCTGTGGCGAGTTGTCGTCTGGCTGGCCGTCTGGTTGAGTCTGTGGCTCTGAGGTAGTTTCACCGGTCCCGCGTGGCGGGCCTGTATGCTTGTCCCCTAACCGAACTGCGCCTCCTCTCAGGGGAACCCCGGTCGGGTTGCTACGGCGCAGACTCACTCACACACTCGGTTGCGACATTGAGGCCGCCTTTCGCCGGGCGGCCTCTGTCGTTGTCGTCCGACGCGCCTTCTAGCCTACGGTCACCAATCCGACCGAAGGGGGAAGTATGAGTGAAGAGCCAACACAGGATGTCGCCGTCCGCGAGGACAGTAGCATCCTCCAACCTGCTCGCTACGGATTCGATCCGGCTCAGGTTCGCGCTATCAAGGCTACCGTTGCGAAGGACTGCTCCGACGCCGAACTGGTCATGTTCTTGGAGGTCTGTGCCCGCTACGGGCTGGACCCTTTCGCCAAGCAAGCCTACGCCGCCAAGATGGGCGGCGGTGGTGTCAGCATTATCGTCTCCCGCGATGGCCTGTTGGCACACGCTCACCGGCAGCCCGACTTTGTCCGGCTTGACTGTGATGTCGTCCGCAAGGGCGACACCTTTGAGGTCGCCTTCATCAACGGAGAGCGACAGGTAAAGCACGGCTACGGAGACCCGACCGCCCGTGGCGAGGTCATCGGAGCGTGGGCGATGGTCGAGCGCCGGGATCACGGCAGCACCTACTTCTACGCGCCATTGGAGGAATACAAGCGGTCGTCACCCATCTGGGGCAAGCACCCCAGCGCCATGATCTTGAAGGTGGCCGAGTCCTACGCGCTCCGGAAGGCTTACTCGATCAGCGGCATTGTCGGAGAGGCCGAGGTGGACTACAACCGGGGAGCAGCCGCCCCCGCTACGACCGCCAACAATCTGACGCGCAAGGAGCCACAGCCCGACTACGGAGACAACCCGGAGTTGGCGTCGGCCCTCAGGGACGCCGTTGACCGCATCCGGGTCTACGCTCCTGAGAACTGGCGTCCGGCTAAGGTGGCCGCCCTGCTACATGACGCCGATGACAACCAGCGGCGCAAACTGCTGGAAGAGATCGAGGCGGAGATCACCAAGCACGAGCCGGTGGTCGAGGCCGAAGTCGTCGAATGAGCGGGGGCGGTGACCTGCCCTACCCACTGGCGGTAAGGCAGTTTCCGAAACTCAGGCAGAGCCGTCTATCTACCTTCCAGCAATGTAGCCTGCTGGCGCGATTCGACGAGGAATACCGCTCCCACTGGTCAGGACACCCTCAGGGCCGGGGGCAGATCTTCCACCGATTCGCGGCTAAGGCGCTCGCCCTCATGGCCGAGTTGGGTGAGACCCAGATAGACCAAGAGGTCGCGCTCGCCATTCTCCGTGAGTGCCTGCGCCAACACGATGTCCCCGATGAGGAGGTCGTCAATGTGCCCTTCGATCAGGTCAAGGATCTCAGGTGGGTCGTGGTCAAGTGGGCGCATGACAACGAGTTCGACATCGAGTTCCTAGCCGACATCGAGCAGCGGATAGATGTCGAGATCGAATACGAGAACCCCGAGGGTGGCCGGGTTCCCCGGATCATCACCGGCGCACTCGACGCCCTGTTCATCCCCGAGCCGGACTGGGCCGTGGTGATTGACTGGAAGGATTCTTGGTCGCTGCCGCCGAAGACAGACCTGTCCAATCGCGGCTACTTCCAACAGCGGTTCTACGCCTACCTCGTGATGCGCCGGTATCAGGCCATCGAGCGGGTGACCTTGCGCGAACACTATGTCCGCTACTCCGAAAGCCGGGAGGCCACGGTCTTCCGGACCGAGTTGCCCGACATCGAAGAGGAGTTGGCCGCGCTGGTCGAGAGGTGGGACCGGACATGGGAGCATGGCAAGTGGCCGCTGAACGATGGCGAGGAACCCAAACTGTTCACGCCGTCGCCCGGCGCTCACTGTGTCTTCTGCCCCCGGCCCGCCTCGTGCCCGATCTTCCCAGCCGCCCGCGTAGAGGGTGCGATTACCAACGAGGAGACCGCCGAGCGTTGGGCCGCCGAACAGATCGTTGCGAAGGCTGCCGTCAACCAGAGGGACAAGGCACTCAAAGCATGGGCCGGATCTCGCGGGCCGATCCCAGTCAAACATGCCAAAGACCCTAACCGGGTTCTTGGTTACCGGGAGTCCACCCGGACCAAGCGCCCGACTAAGGAGGAACTGGAAACGGCCCTTGCCCAACACGGTGCCGGTCTCCAAGTTGAAGACCTATACGAGGTGTCGAAGACGAGCCGGTTCGATCAACACAGTCGTGTTGACGCCGCCGACTCACCCGATGACGCTGACCTGATGAACGCTCTCGACGAGAGCCTGAAACAACAACAGGAGGGCCAGTGATTCAGGCATACGATGGGGGGCATGGACGACCGATGCCCGAAGTGTGGACTACTCCTGCCAGAGGAAGCCGCGTTTCGTGCTGGTCACCGCTGCCCGCCGATGCCCGAAGGATCACTGTTCGCTCCACCAACCAAAGGAGACGATAGCGATGCCGAGCGTCCAAGTGGCAGACGGGCACCTGAACGGCCCTAACGACGAGAAGATCCCAGTCAAGATCATCGAGGCGGCCTCGATTGACGGGGTCCACACCTCATTGGTCATCCCGCTAGATCAGGCGCGTGGGATTGCCGACGCCCTCACCGCAACGGCCATCGAGATAGCCCAGCCCGGAGATGTTCCGCCACCCCCTAAGGAGGCCGCGTGAGCCATTCCATCGAGACCTTGACGACGCGGCATGAGGCCGAGCAGGACCGAGAACTTGCGCTGCTCGACAGGGCGCAGTTGGCGATCCACGAGGCAACTACCGTCCGCGAGGTCAAGGAGATCCGTGACAAGGCTGAGGCGTTGGAGATCTACGCCAAGCGAGCCGAGTATGGCGAGATCCTCCAACAGAGGTGTGCCGAGATCAAACTCCGGGCAGAGCGCCGGGCGGGTGAGTTGCTCAAAGACCTGAACCTGAGGCCCGGACGACCGGCTCAGGATATGGTGACCAACGGGAACCATTACTCGCTGGACTCGATTGGCATCACCAAGAAGGAGTCAAGCAAGTGGCAGAGGCTCGCGGGCATCCCTGATGACCGATTCGATGCCGAGGTGGTCAACGGGCCGTCAGAGGCCGCCCTGTTGCGTCTAGCGGCGGCATTAGAGCGCGAGGCTCACCCCCCGCCCCCGGCCCCTGTCCCCGAGCCGGTCATCATCGAGGGCACCAGTTACACGACCCGACCCTTCACCGGCATGGAGGACTTCGGTGTCACCACCGTCCTGCTGAATCAGGACACTGGCGAGGTGGTGGCCTACTTCTGTGATGAGCAACAGGCCAGAGAAGTGGCGGACATGTTGGACTGATGAAGGCAGGGGAGGCAACGCATTACAGGGTCGTGCTGCGACCGTGGGAGATAGCGCATGTGGCTACCGTCGGTGCCCAGAGAACCGCCGCTAACCTGAGCCGCGCCAACGCACCCCACTACTCTGACGCTTCACGCCGGGAGGATGAGCGGACGGCATCTCACGCTGCCGCTGCCGCTGAGTGCGCGACGGCCCGGCTGCTCAACCAATACTGGACTGCCGGGGGCGCATGGTTGGCGTCCCGTCATGGCGAGTTCGCTGACCTTGCCGATGTCGGTGAGAACATCGAGGTGCGCCGGGTCCGAGACTTCGGCACCACCACTTTCGCGGTCCGGGAGCGCGATATGGGACGGACCATCGTTGCCTGTTTCGTAGTCCCGCCCGAACTCACCGAGGTCAGGGTGCTGGGCTGGATTCAGGGTCCGGATGCTTGGGAGGTCGGTCAACCGGTCGAGGACTATACCCGAGTCCCGATAGACGCGCTCACCCGGGGGCCGCTACCTCCGGACATCCCGAGCCGACCCGCTGCTCAGGAGTTTGTCTTCACCCGGGGGGTGCCGTCGTGACTACGCCCGGAGTTCGCAAGGTCAACCGGACACCGAAAGACCCCAACCGGGCGGCATGGGATCGGTTCTACCGGGAAGCCCGCAAGATGCGGAAGGCATGGCAGGGCTGCGAGGTGTGCCCGCCCGAGAAGCGCGACCCGAACGCATGGTTGGAGATCCACCATGTCATCTCTCAGAGAAGGATCAAGCGACTCGCCGTCGAAAGAAAAATCCGTGAAACCGGAAGACGGGACTTGCTTACCGATCCAAGAAACTCCATAGTCCTGTGCCGCCAATGCCATCACGAACATACGGTCTCGCACAGAGCGATACCGCTGGGCGCGATCCCTGCTGCCGCGTGGGACTTCGCCAAAGAGTTGGGACTCAAAGACGAACTGATTGCTGAGTATGGGAGAGGGGAGAGGGGGTGAGCGTAAAGGCACTTTCATGGGCTTGGGAGCAGGAACTCGCTGAGGGCGAGAAACTGCTGCTAATGGCGATAGCAGACCACGCTGATGACGAGGGCGTCTGCTGGCCGGGTCAGGCCGGATTAGCCCGCAAAATCGGGAGAACCGATAGAACGGTCCGAACTAGGTTGGTCAAGTTGGAGGCGCTAGGGTTGATAGCACGGAAGCCTCGCTACAACGCGGAGGGGCACCGAACCAGCGACATGATAACGCTCCTCATGCCTACCGGAAAACTTTGCCACCGGAAAACTTTGCCACCGGAAGAGGCTGCTTCCGGGGAACCGTCAGGGGTATTACCTACTCCACTTGGTAGCACTACTGTTGGGGATAGTCCTACTGTGAAGAGTGGGAATACTTCGGGCGAGGGCGACCGACCGAACCAAGAGGCGGATGAGGACCGACCGCCGCCCGTGACCGTGGACCGTCACCGGCTGACCGCTGAGGAGTGGCGCATGGCCCGGACGATCATGGCCGAGTGGAACATGCTGGCCGGGACCGAGTTCCACCTGACCGGCACCCGGGGCAAGGCGACCGAACACCTGAAACGGATCGTCGGGAGAATCCGGGAGAACCCCGAGGTAACGCTCGACCGGCACATCGAGGTGGTCCGCTACAACTGCGCTCACCCGTGGTGGCAGGGCAAGCCGACAACCATCGGAGTGATCTACGGCCCTCAGGCGTTCCCGAGGTGTCTGGCAATGGGTCAGGATGGCAGGACCGACAAACGCTTCGCAGATGAGCGGAGAACGGCTCCGGAGCATTCACCGTGGTGAGGGTCGAGAAGGCATGTGCCGACTGTGGCGCTCCGGTTCTGGTGGAGGCTCCTCCGGAGGGCAGCCGGTTTGCCAATGCTCTCGGAGTCCTGTGCGATGGGTGCGTGGCTAGGGAGGCTCAGGTCGAGGCTCAGGCCGAGGCCGAGCGTCTGGCAGAGGCGCGTGTGAGCCGTGTGTCATCGTCGGGCTTGCCGGAGAAACTGAGGTCCGTGAGGCTTCACGGGTTGGAGCGAGTGGAGGCCAACACTGAGGCTCTGGCCGCTGCTGACCTGTGGAGCCGGGGCGAGATCTTGGGGCTGGTCATCACCGGGCCTGTTGGGGTTGGGAAGACTTGGACGGCAGCCGCCGCCGCCAACGGCTACTTGGATCGTCGGGCGCTTCGCTGGTTCTCGGTAGCCCGGATGCTGGCTCAGGCTAAGGCCGGGTTTCGGACCACCGCCAAAGACGAGGTCAACGCGGTGCTGCTCGACGCGAGCATGGCACTGGTGCTGGACGACATAGACAAGGTCAACCCAACCGACTTCGCCCGGGACATCCTGTTCCAAGCCATTGACGAGCGGGTCAACAACGACACCCCGCTGCTGGTGACCACCAACATGCGATACCCAGAGTTGGAAAAGACCTACGGTGAGCCTATTGCCTCTCGATTGGCTGGCTACTGTAAAGCCGTCCGGATTGACGGCAATGATAGACGGGTCGCACAATCTAGGGAAGGAGAGGCATGAGCGATAAGGAAGTCCCCGACGGATTCGTAATGGGGACGGTCAACGAGCCGGGCTACTGTGAGAACTGCCGTCGAAGGCTACGGATCGGCAGCAGGGCGGCACTGTGGAACCCGACCCGCGAACTGTTCTGTGTTGACTGTGCCAACGACATCGGTCAGGAATACCCACTCAACCTAGCCGAGGTCATCGTCCCGATGATGCTTGTGGCGCTATTGCTGGTGGTGGTCATCACCGGAGTCGCCGGGTGACCCGGGTAGTAGGGCTTACGGGCTACGCTCGATCTGGCAAGAACACGGTCGCATCGCTGATAGCGAAACTGTCACCAGAGCGCACCAAAGAGGTGGCCTTCGCTGACGCCATCAAGGTGTCCGCTGCCCGCGCACTGGGCGTCCGCTTCGACGGAGACCAAGTCGGAACCGCTGCCGTCCGCGAGTGGGCTGACCGCTTCAAGGCCAGTCAGACGATTGAGATCGTCGAGTCGGGCGAGACCATCCACCGGGTGTCGGGCAGGGAGTTCCTACAACGCTACGGCACTGAGGCCCACCGTGACATGTTCGATGCTGACTTCTGGGTCAAGGTCGTTGACATGGACCCGCCCGAGGTAGACCTCCTGCTGATTACCGATGTCCGCTTCCCAAACGAGGCCGAGGCCATCCGCACGACAGGCGGTGAAGTCTGGAAGGTGGTCAGGACCGATGGCTCCCCGGCGAACGATCACCCCTCCGAGCGCCCGTTACCAGACGACCTGATAGACCGCACGGTCAATAACGAGGGCACACTCGACGACTTGGAGGACGAGGTCGAGCGCGTCATGTGGTATGCCCACCGTTACCATCCGTAGGCGTCGCTAGGTTCATCCGAATGCCTGCCAAGCCTAAGCCTCTACTGCGCCAGAATGGTGAACTGCGCCGCGACGGTGTCTGGAACTGGACACTGCCAGCGTGGGTGACCAAACTGCCCGACGGGCGAGTGGTGAATGTGTGCCCTAGTGCCGGTGCCTGTAAGGACTACTGTTACGCACGGAACGGCACCTACCTGTTCCCGAAGGTCAAGGAGGCCCACCAGCGCAACCTGATGATGACGCTCGACGAGCCTGAGGAGTGGCAGGAGAGGATGCTCTCCGAACTGGCCGCCAAGAAGTTCCGGCCCAGTGGCGAGCCGCGCTTCCCTGAGGACCGAGACCGGCTAATCCTTGACGAGTGGACTCAGGGCTGGATGGATTCGGGAGGCATCGCCGTAAGGATCCACGACTCCGGAGACTTCTATTCTGACGATTACCTGATGCGTTGGGCTGAGATCGCTCGGCAGGTTGACGACATCCTGTTCTACGCCTACACCAAAGAAGTAAGCCGGGTCAAGCGCATGGTCGGAGAGGAGGGCTTCCCGCCGAACTTCCGTGTGATCTTCTCACTGGGCGGCGTCGAGGATCATCTGCTCGACCCGGACGAGGACCGCCATGCTGAGGTGTTTCCCGATCTGGTGTCACTGGCTGATGCGGGATATACTGACCAAGAGGAGAACGATCTCTACTGTGTCCTGCTGGACACTACGCGGGTCGGAATCCCTGCCAACAACATTCCGGCCTTCAAGAAGCGAATGGGCCATAAGACCTTCGGTCAGATTGAGGCCGAGAAGGGCCGCCGGAAGACAAGCGTCCAAAGGGGGATCGCCGCATGAGAGTGCTGATAACGAGCAACGGCCACAAGCATTATGACCGGACGGGCGAGATCGTCGGTAAGTTGGGAGACAGGTGGAAGGTCCGCATACCCGACCGCAACGGCTCGATCTTCACCTATGTCATCGAGGGCGAATACAAGCCCACCTCAATACAGGAGTCCGCGACATCCTGTGTAGCGCCTGAGTCTCGCGCATAAGATCAAGGTGTGGGCGAGAGTCACACCATAGTGATCCCGGGGAAGCCGATGACTTGGGCGAGGGCGAAAGCCAACTTCCGTTCCGGCAAGCCCCACTACTTCACCGCCCCTGACAGGGAGGCCAAGATGGGCGAGATCGCGCTGCTCTGGCGAACCGCACAACTGCCGCAACTCCACGGCCCGCTGATGATGGAGTGCGAGTTCCTGTTCGACCGGCCTCAGTCGCACTTCGGCAAACAGGGAATCAAGCCCTCACACCTGCTGACGCGCCCGGGTCGTGGCAAGTATGGCGGCGACATAGACAACCTTGTCAAGATCGTTCAGGACGCCCTGAACACCATTGCCTATCAGGACGACTCACAGATAGCGGAGTTGAGAGCGGTCAAGCGATACGCCGGAAGCGACGAGACCTGTGAGACCCGGGTAACCGTCACCGCGCTAACCGAGCCTGTGGTTCAGGAGACTGCCCCGAACCTGCTCGACGACCTGCCCGATGCGGCCTGAGCGAGTATTCAGGCTCTGCCTTCTGGCAGCGTTCATCATCTTGATGGCGCTTGGACCCGTGCTACGATGCGTAGCCTAGCCCGACCAAGAGAGACGAGGAAGATGGTCATCTTGCTATCGGTCCTGTCGGTGTTTGTCGTAATCGGTGTCGCCGCATACCGAGCGTCCACCCGGCGCTATCAGGATCACCAACAACTGACAATGGAGCCGGAGCCGGAGGCTGGCCTAACCTCCCTCCGTAGCGATCACGAGTTCCTCATCAGGGACCGGGAGCCTGTGGCCTGATGGCAGAGTTCGTCGAGATCCGCCGCACCCCAGAGACCTCCGGGGATCTGGTCGGGGCAATGGAAGCCAGTGAAATCCTCGGGGTCGAGAGAACCCGGATCGCCCGCTATGTCAGGACCGGAGTGATGCCGCCGCCGGTAGCAAGGCTCAGGGCCACCCGTGTATGGTTGCGCGAGGATGTGGAAAGGCTGGCCCACAAGCGGGCCGAAGAGAAGCGCAGACGGTGACCGAGGTAGCCTTCGTAATCTCCGTCGCGGTCCTGCTCGTGCTGGGCGCGATTAGCCCCCACCGGTCCTTCGGGAACAACCCGTTCATTCAGGCTGCCTTCATTCTGGTTGCGGTCACCGCAATCGTTCATGCCGTAATGCGCTGATCTGGCATACCTCCGACGGTGAGGATATGCTAATGGAATGCGAACAATCATAGCGTCGTTGGCGCTGCTGGGCACCCTGATAATCGCCCCAGCGTCGGCTACGATCATCGGTCCGGGCAAGCCGGACTCGCCTCAGGCCAGTGCTTCCTGTGGCGGCCATGACCACCTACACACCGCTGAGAGTCACAGGGAGTGGAGCCGCCAGTTTGTTGGTGAGTCCAAGATCCCGCAAGGGGCTAAGGCCAAGCACCGGCACATGTTGAAGTGCGCCGCCGGACCCAATCACAGATCCGTGATGAAGGTTCGTTGGGGCAAGGTCAAGCGGAGTCTGTTGCCGCCGAACCATGACCTGTGGATCGCCATCGGTCGCTGTGAGCAGCCGGGTCCGGGCTACATGGGCATCAACTGGTCACACACCGGGCCGACCTATCAGGGCGGCCTCGGATTCTGGTATGGGACTTGGTCCGGGTATAAGTATCCGGGTATGCCGAGCAATGCCGGGTATGCCACATGGCGGCAGCAGATGAAGGTAGCCAACCGGTTGCTTTCACTCTACGGCACCTCTCCGTGGGGTTGCGCGTAGCCGCCGATTGAGGCAGTAGTGTGAGGAACCTTGACCTTTCGGTCAGGGCTTGGGAGCCGTCCGCGCTGAGTTTCCTCCCCCCTCGGCGCGGGCGGTTTCTCTTTACTGAGCCGACATGACGGTATGATGTAAGGATGCCCGAAAGCATCGAGAGCATGAGGAGGCAGTCCGTCGAGGTGGTCGAGATCCCGACCGACCGGATCGAGCCTGACCCCTCCAACCCAAACGAGATGACCGAGTCCGTGCTGGAAGCACTGAGCCGGGACATCCAAGATAAGGGGTTCGTCCAGCCTGTGCTGGTGCGCCCGACCGATGACGGCGAGGGTCGCCCGGGGCAGTTCACGATTATTGACGGCGAGCATCGGTGGCGCGTCCTGAAAGATGCTGGCATCGAGACCGTGCCCTGTGTGGTTGACGACCGACCCGAGGACGATGCCCGCTTACGGATGGTAAGTATGAATCGGTTGCGGGGATCCTTCGACCCGGGCAAGTTGGCTGGGGTGGTCTCCGGCCTAGCCGATGAGATGGGCGAGGAAACCCTGACGGAGGTGCTGGGCATGGAAGGTGACGAGTTGACGACCGTGCTGGCGGGCGAGTCTCTTGACGAGGACATCGCTACCGTGACTGAGGAGGTCGAGCCGCAACCTGAGGTGTTCTCATGGCGGTTCACCCCGAGTGGTGCCGAGAGCGTCGAGGCGGCTATCGAGGCTCGCATGGTAGCCGGGGCTGTCACCCGGGCCGATGCCTTGATCGAGATACTGAGTCAGACCCTACCGGCCAAGCCCGCTGACGAGTAAGTCCGAGCGGGGCTGTCGCTGGCCCTGTGCCTAAGATTACGGTATGCCCTTCAACCAAGAAACTCGCGGCTTCTACACGGACAACTCCTCTGGCGGAGACTACCTACACGGTGATCTGGTCGAGGAAGACAACATCGTCGGCGTTGCCGTCAAGCAGGAGGGCGCTTCGTTCGACTCCGTCATTGCTGACCAAGATGTGATCGAGGACGGCGAGGAGTTCTTCCTCATCAAGCGCGGTCGAGTTGCCGTTGACGCTGTCTTCTCGACGGGCGACCTGCTCTACCTGAACGGCTCGACGCTGACCAGTGACTCGGCCAGTGACGAGGTTCAGACGGTCACGATTGACGCTACGGGCGGCACCTTCACGCTGACCTTCTCCGGTCAGACCACGACTGCTATCGCTTACAACGCATCGGCGGCGGCGGTCCTGTCCGCGCTGGAAGCCCTGAGCAACATCGGGGTCGGAGATGTAGCGGTTGGCAAGGTCGGGAGCGTCTACACCGTGTCCTTCACTGGCGCACTGGCCGACACCAATGTCGCCCAGTTCACGGCCAATGGGACGAGCCTGACCGGAGGTGCCTCTACCGTCACCGTGGCTACGACCACTGCGGGCGGCACGGCTTACACTCCGGTCGGCGTAGTCGTTGACGACGAGACTGACCCGCTCGGTCGCGTCATCGTAGATCTCGACCTAGCCTGAGGTAACACCCTCCGGTAGGGTGTAGGCATGAGCGACGCCTTCCGACACCTGAACGACTGGGGTATCGAGTTACAGGAGGCCGCGTGGGCGCGTAAGGAAGGCCAGAACCCTAAGGGCGGCCTGAATGCTAAGGGTAGGAAGAGCCTGAAAGCCGGGGGTGCGAATATCCGCCCCGGGGTGAAGAACTACTCCGCCGCCTCTGACCGGGATAAGCGCCGGTGGATTAGTTGGGCGACCCGCTTCTACACGAATCCGAAGGGTCCGCTCGTAGATGACAACGGTAAGCCGACCCGTCTGGCCCTGATGGCGACCGCGTGGGGCGAGCCTGTCCCAAAGACGCGGGCTGCCGCGCAAGCAATAGCCGCTAAGGCCCGCCGCCGCAAGGAAGCACTAGACCGGAAGCAAGCATGAAGGTCGAGGACATCCCGCACGGGAACATCGAGCCGGACCCGGAGAACCCCAACGAGATGAGCGGCGAGATGCTGGAAGCCCTGAAAGACGACATCCGCCGCCGGGGCTTCGTCCAACCGGTTCTGGTGAGGCCCGTCGAGGGTGGCTACCGCCTGATAGACGGAGAGCATCGTTGGAGGGTGCTGGGCGAGTTGGGGGCCGAGACGGTGCCCTG